TGAATATTTTAAACTTATAGTAATTTTGTAACAAGTTATGGATGGAGCTCTTTTCAATTAGAATACAGCGCACTTTTCAATTAGTATCTACACCCTATAGATCTTCAATTAAAAAGTAAAGATACGTTTATTGTCCGTTCTCTTGATGATATACCAAAACCAGTCCGTTGTTGCATCCAATCGATTAAGAATACTCAATATGGAGTAGAGATACGGCTATATAGCAAAATAGCCGCCATTACACAGATAAGCAAGATGCTTGGATGGGATGCTCCAGTAAAAAGTGATGTCAGTACCAATGTGCGCATGATAATTGGGGACGAGCAATGATAGAGATGGTATTCTCGTATAAATTGTTTAATCCCCTGTTTTGGCATATCCGTGAGGCGATGCATGACAAGGATATCCGGTATATTATAAACAGAGGTGGTTCTTCATCAGGGAAATCTGTATCTACGACACAATCCGTGTTGTTGTCTGTATTCTCTGGAGAAGGTTCGGCTCTCGTTGTGAGAAAAGTTGGAGCGAGCCTGAAGAATACGGTATATGAAGAGTTTAAGACCCAAATGAAAGCTCTTCAATTGAGTCAGTTTTTCGCTCCAAAGGAAAATAATATAACCTGTATAAATGGTTGCAAAATCGATTTTATAGGATTGGACGATCCCGAGAAGATAAAGTCTATCACAGGATATCGCTGGATAGTGATGGAAGAGGCCACTGAGTTTGAATATGAGGATTTCACACAAATACGTTTCCGCCTACGAGGAAAGGAGGGCCTACAGATTATATGCAACTTTAATCCAGTATCAGAGGACTCGTGGATAAAAACCAAGATCCTTGATACATACGAGTGGGATGAGCATCCGAATGATTTGTACGGGAAAATAAGATATCCGATAAAAAGGAGTTTATTACCTAAGGATTATAGCCGGATATTAGGAAAGAGATATAATAAATCTAGAATGATAGCTAATGAGCGTACGGGAAAAATGGAAAGATATCCATCGGATACGGTAGAGCTGCATTCTTCGTATAAGAACAACTTCTGGGTAGTAGGTTCTCCGGACGGGAAGTATGGATACTATGACAGACAGACGATATCTAATTACCAATGGTACAAGGATCATGATTATAATTACTACAGGGTATACGCATTGGGAGAATGGGGAAGCATTAAGACAGGAGGAGAGTTCCTGTATGCATTTGATTCAAACAAACACATAAAAACGACACACTACATTAAAGGGATGCCGGTTCATATATCAATTGATAACAATGTGCTCCCTTATATTTCAATATCATTTTTCCAAGTGGATGGAAGTAGTATAAGGCAGTTTAACGAGATATGCGCCAGTGATCCGTTCAACACGGCAACACAGGCTTCAAAAATGGCGGTAGATTACCTGAAATCAATAAGGTATAATGATATGCTGTATCTGTACGGAGATGCTTCGACAAGAAACGGGAACACTATAGACGAAGAGAAGAGATCGTTTCTTGATAAGTTCGTGGAAGGGCTGGAAAGCGATTACCATGTTGAGGAGAGGATACCGGCTTCTAACCCGTCCGTACCGATGTCAGGTGAATTTGTAAACTACATGCTCGATGGAGGCTCGGGTATGTCATTTTCGGTAGATGATGGATGTAAAAACTCGATAGTCGATTATAACAATGCCAAGAAGGACGTTAATGGAGGGGTGCTGAAAAAAAGAGTAAAGGATAAGATTACAGGACAGTCTTATGAGAGATACGGTCACTTGGTGGATTGTCTGCGATATATTACTGTATGGGTATTCAAGGATGAATATACTCGTTTCTCTTTGAAAAGGAAACGAAGTAAAATTAAACAGGAAAATAAAGATATGAGATATTTTGATATGTCTAAAAATATTCAGGGGACAAGACTTGTATATGTTCTTCCCGAATATGCCGGAAAGTTCATTATCGTTTCGTGCTATGTAAATGAGGGAATATATATAGATAATGTGACATATACAGGATCATTTGATGAGACTGTTCTCCTGTCATTTTTAGAGGGCATATCTCCTGTGGAAGTGTTGTTTGAAAGTGAGAAAAATTATTTCCCCATAGCACGGGGCTTAAGGGATAGATATGATGTCAGAATTATGCATAAAAATATGGGAACAGATGCTAGGGTATCTGCTTTTCTGGATTTTATCAAAAATAATGTGATGTTTCGTGCAGACTATGATGAGATCCCGCAATACAATGAGTTTATGGATGGGATATTGGATTATAATGGTTCAGATGATTGCGCTGCAATTTATTCTGTCGCCTCCTTGGCTTATTATGTGTCGAAAAAATATAATATATAATTGGTATATTTTTAAGATATATCAAAGCTTTAATAAAAAAACATCGGGTGTTATACAAAAAGTATTGGTATATTTTTAAGATTTTTTTCTCATGGGTATTTTTAGGGTATTGCGAAATGATATGACTTTAATTTATCTAAACAACACGATTCAAAACGTGATTTTAAATATAGTTTTAATAAAAAAATAACCGGCAATTAATGCCGGTTACTGTGATAGAATCTTATAGCCTCATTGACATATAATGATACCGATTGCTCCTTATCTAAGATAGCAGCTACATCCTCCTCTATCGTGACAAATATTTTTCTTACACCTCTAACCTTGGGACGTCTTGGCACACCATTGCTGTCCAATATCCTATATATCGTTTGCTCAGACTTTATATCTGTTTCCTTCATTATCTCCTTGATAGCCATCCCGTCCTTATATAGGGACAATACCCTAGACTCTTGATCTAGGGTAATAGATCGTCTTCTTGCCATAATTAATATGTTTTATAACATTTATAATTTGTTGCTCGTTAATTCAAAAAGTTGCACCTTTGCATCGGACATCAACGATGTTAGTCGCACTTCGGTGCGTGGATTGAAACGACATTAAAAATGTCATTGTGGTTTAAACCACATTTTAATATTTAGGGCAGCGAAGAAATTCGTTGCCCTAACTTTTTATTTATAAAATCTCAATTTTGGTATAGTATGCATTCATCTTTCCAAAGAATGATTCTATTTTTGCTCTCTGATAAGAAGACATTTTGTTATAAATGACATTTTTGTCATCTTCTCTTAAGTAGTATTCCTTTTCACCGTCAGTGAGATTGATAACTATATTAATTGCTCTACCACTGTATGAATCTGTAAATTGAATTTTTGTCTTCATAGTCTTACGCCGCTTATCCGTTGCCGCCGGTTCTATTATTACCTGTTGTTTTATTATCACAATGCAAATATACTACATTGTGATATAACAGCAAAACAAATCACAATATATTTTCTTGTATTGTGTAATATTTAACATTTAAACACAAAAAAAGAACGACCGCCAGCGAAAAGCACAGCAGCCGTTCAATCCACGCTCTACTCTCTATCCCATTCTCTCGAGAAGACAATAGCAAAGATATCAATTCTAAAACGAAATACAAAAAGAAAATTATATTAATTAGTTATAAGGAGCCAATTTTGAAACAAAAACCAATCTTCTTAAAAAATTGCCATTAATGCAATATTTTTACTTGCAAGATGAATGAAGAGAATTAATAGAACAGCAAGACTGGCGAGTTTGTATTTTTATTGACAGGAAACGAATGTTATGGAATGGGATCGGAAAAACAAGTATAAAACAGATAGCTTTTATAGATTTCTACTGCCTGAGATATTTTTCCGGGGATTTTTGAGATTTTATTTGATTTTGTTTTACATTTCTATTTTTAGAATACTTCTGATTAGCCCTTGTCAGATCCTTGATGATTGTTTCGTCAAACGCTTCTGTGTATATTTCGGTTGTTCTCACAGAAGTATGTCCTAATAGCTTTTGCACAGTGGTTATCGGTACTCCCTGGTGAACCAAGAGAGTAGCACATGTATGACGGCTGGTATGGTAGGTGAACTTCTTGTTAATACGCGCCATCCTTCCCAATTTCTGCAACGTCCTGTTAGTGTCCGAATTGCAACCTAATGCAGCCAGTTGTTCTATACTGTCGTATTTCCGCATTATGCCCAGTGCCTTCCCGTTAAACAGCAGATATAGCGGAATATTGAGTTTTACGCCTGTTTTGATGCTATTCATAACTAGCCATTCCTTTCCGTCAACTGTTACGAGATTTTTATAAGTCAATTGTTTGAAATCAGAGAATCTCAATCCGCAATAGCAGCAGAAGAGAAATGCGTCCAGTATGTGCCGGCTGTTGTTCTTCCTGTCCGGCAGTTCAAGATTCTCCAGTTTCTCCAAGTCTGCGGGCATCAAGAAGTTATGTTCCTTCTTCTCTTTCTTGATCTTGAACTTACGGAAAGGGTATGCCTCCTGTAATATATAACCTTCGTTTATTGCTTCGTTAACCAAGGTACGCAGTATTCTCATGTGTTTTCCTACCGTGTTTACCTTCAATCCCTTATTGCGAAGAAATGCGTCAAACTCCTTTAGAAACGTATAGTTTATATCGGTAAACTCTATCACGTTCCGAAATTCCTTCAAAGTGGCTACCGTGCCCAGCATGTTATCCTTGGTTCCCGGTTTTCTATCAGAATTCTCTATCGTTTGTATTGCAAACTTTAAAAAAGACACAACTGGTTTAATTCCCTTTTTTACAGCCTCCTTTAACGTGGAAAGGTTTGATTCAAGCCCTCTTTTCCAGTAGCTAAGTTCTATAGCCTGCAACTCCAGTATCTTCTCATATAGCATTGCGTTAAGCTCATTTGACTGCGGATGGTTGATAACTTGGGCACCATCCTTACTCCAACACTCCGGCTTTAGATAAACATTTGTTTTAAAATATGATTTCCGCTGGTTAAGATAGGCTTCAATCTGTACTAATGCGGTTCCCTGTCGATTTAGTCTGTTTTGTCGGTTATAAACCAAACGGTATCTGATCTTCTCTAACATACTCAACTTTTTGTTTTAAAGTTAAAAAAATCTTCTGTATTTACAAAATAAACCACAAAAAATGCTTCTGGGAGGACTTCTGCAAAATGGAAACTATATAAGGATGGCAGAAGGTAAAGGATCTGCAACCTTACATAGGATTGATTTTACAAGGGATTTAAATTTGGTAGTTAAGATTGTTGGTGAAGGTAATTCGGAAATAGTAGATGACTACTCTATTGTCTGCGGACATGGCGGTGGTAATAATTTATGTATTACGCATAATTCTGGTCCGTCATCAATAAGAATGTATAGAGATAATGATTACAATTACTATGTTTACGTGAGCGGGTGGGGATACGCTGTAGCATATTTTGCCAACCGCATACCGATGAATAATACCATTTCAGCAACTAAAGTAGATATAGATATTAGTACGCTCACACAGGTAGGAATTTAAACAAGAATTTCTGCCTGTTGGCGATCTGGGAGGACTGATAGGGATAAATGATTCGTGGTTAAGAGATGGAGGACTGTTTAAAGGTGACTTAAACACCATTAAAAAAAGTGTTATTCTACGAATCCAAGAAGGAGCAACCAATACGCCTATAAATAACGGATTATGGGGTATATTGGTTACCTTATATACTAATTTAGGTGGTGGACAAGATTCATCCATCCAAATTACATATTACGGTGATGGATCTTACTATATACGTAGTATGTGGTATGGTAATTGGAATTCTTGGGTGAGAATCACAACAACGGCGGTCTGATTTCCCACTTCTGGGAGGACTAATGAACAGTTTGAAGCTGTTCCCGTTTATGCCCAAAGGTATATTAAGTACAGACGAAGAGGTAAATAGTGCAACTGCAAGCGGAATGTATCATGTATTCGGACGAGACGGAATTAGTGTTGTTTCAAATTATTCCATAATGATAGTTTTTAACGATGGACAAGGATATGTCATTCAAATGACATTCCGTCTAGGTGAGGATGTTGTTGGTTTCCGCCGTAATTATGATGGGAAATGGGGAGATTTTAGGTCTTTTGTATTGGCTTCTTAGAAACATGGATTACCTTTGCACCGCACATGGCGTTGTGCATATCAGGATCGGGTGGCACCGGCTTGTACCGGACCACCCGTTTTTTAATCATGTCAAAGATACGGTTTGCCAATTACCCCAACTGTTACTAAACCATTTCACTCGATATTTATAAATATCTCCGCTATAATTATATAGATTCTGAATACAACAGATATTAGGTTTGCCGATTACAACTAATACACGATTACGGACATATTCTAATTTTGAATTTTGTGATAGTAAGTATATTCCGCTATATTGCATAGAATCTAATTCGTCTTGAGATTCTATTTCTTTCTGATCTCTGAACCTTAACCACGTATCATTTATTCCAATCAGTCCTCCCAGGTCGAGAGTTGAGAGACTATTATGTCAAGATATAGTTATAGGATTTGATAAGTCTATAGTGTTTTCATATTCTTCCCCATAGCTTACATTACCCATTGAAGCATCTAAAGTTACATATAGATCCTGTATAGAATCAGGTATAAACATGTAAATTGATTTATCAACCCTATAAAAAGAAAAACCGCTAATATTACCAGCAATAAGTTTTCCTGAAGCCCATCGACCAATATTGTTGGTTGCTAAACATAGTATGATATAAAAATATGATCCGTTTCCATAATTTGATACTTTAACATTAATAATAGATCCGCTCCAATCATTCACTGAAATTATCTTCACATATTTACCTTTTAATTCTGTTGCGCCATTAACAACATAAGAGTTTGGGATTGCACAGTAAAGTTTAGGACTCATCAACCCGCTTTTATTTGATGTTGCAATCCCAATCAGTTCTCCCAGCTCTCAATTTTTAAGAAAATCATGTTAAAGATACGGTTTGCCAATTAGTCCATTTTTCGTTATTCCAATTAGTCCTTATATGTAAAGCATTAGAATGAAATGCAAATGTAAATTGAACAATCTGAGAGCCACAATTTAAAACAATTAAACTACCATATTTATAAGACAAATCAAATGTTACATCGTAAAGCATATATGCACCACTATTTTTAAATTCTGTTAAATCATTTACGCCTGAAATACTATTTCTATATCTAAACCACGTATCATTTACTCCTAGCAGTCCTCCCAGAAGGGATTTTAAAGCTCATTTCCGTTAAATTTGTTCCATTTATAAAATGCTCCATTATTAGCAACTCTAGTATAAAAATATGCATGCCCATTAGGAATATAAATTTGAACCTTTCGTTTCTCATTATCTAGCGGATTATCAAATACAATTAAACTACCATAAGGGTATGCTCCTTCTGGTAAGTTGGGATTTGAGGAAGACAAATCAAGGGGTTGAATTTTATAAAATCCCATATTTAGCATCTGATCAAGATCTTGCCCACTTACAGGAGTATATGGTTTAAAAAATCCCAAAGAATCCGGCAAAAGTCCTCCCAGGTCGGATTCATAGCCTATTTTGTGTTACAATTCTTTCCATTCAGACCATGCGGAATAATATATCCGCCAAAATAACCGTTTAGTATGTGAACAAAAAAATTGCAACCTTAAAGTTCCACCCACAAATTGTACAAGAATTCCAATAAATCTTGCTTCTGGAATCGGAATTCCATCATTATAAACACAATACCAACTTCCATTTTCTGTTACATCATTGGCACTCCCATTTAGATTTCCAATTAATTTAAAGCAGCCTTTTATCCCGATGAGTTCTCCCAGAAGGATTAAGAATTTAGATTTTGATAAGAAATTTCAATATTAGCATTATTGCTACTAACATTGACTATACTCATTCTGGCTCTATAATCAGTTGTATCAAATCTAAATTCAAGACCGAGCTCTTTTATACTTTTACCGGTTATAGTTGTAACATCATTGTGGAATTCATCGATTAGCAACAATGAAAATGTAGCAGATATATAAATATTTCTAATTACTACAAGTCCTGCACATATTCCTAATTCGTAAGATTCATTACTTTCTAATATTATATTTTTATAATCAAAGGCTTTTTTCAAGTAATTAACCCCTATCAGTCCTTCCAGAAGGATTTTGCTAATCTTCTTAAGGCAATAAATTTTGATAAGCAATTAAAAAAGGAACCCTGCTTCCTTCAACTCCTTCAATTTTGGAAGTCATAATAGTAGTATAGTCATTTTCAAAAGTGAAAGTAAATAATGTTCCATCAACATATTCTTTATACCCTCCAATATATTCTATATTTTTAGCTGCTGGAGATATTACAGCTATTGATGGATATAAATTATAATATTGACTACATATCACCAATATGCCATTTGCTTTTATTCTTTTTGATTCACCTTTATGTAACGAAAATGATTCACTGGTAAAACCATTGATAATCTTATTTATCTCTAACAGTCCTCCCAGTCGGGTTTGTAATCTTTTATTTTGTTGCAATCTCTTTCCATTCTTGGTCTACTCCTGAACGGTAATGCATTGCACTATTGTCCCATACCAAAGCCAATTGACTTCCTTCAAAAACGAGACATCTTCCTGCTTTCGTAGATGGATTCCCGATAGCATCATAGGCGTATTGATACGAGCCGTTTAGCTTTGCTTCTGCAAGGTCTGAAACATAACCTCTGTTCCTAAACCACGTATCATTTACTCCTAGCAGTCCTCCCAGAAGGAAGTTTAAAGCTCCGTTCCGTTAAATTTTCTCCATTTAAACCAATCACTACTATTACGCTCTCTTATATAAATGTTATCAATATTTATGTACATAAGTGGAATATATATTTGACCAATAAACTCAATTGATGTAAAAACAATTAGTATACCATTACCATAAACACTGGTTGGTCCATTAGCTTCAGGAGGTATGTTATTAGTTAAATTGACTTGATATACGCCTGCTTCCACTGCCTTATTAAAATCTGTTACTCTACTATTTTTATTTTTAATAATAGTGTTATCAACACCAATCAGTTCTCCCAGATCGTGAAATATGCCATTACTCTGTTAAAAAGAATACCATGATTGCCAACCTTGATTAGCCCAATTCTGCCTATATTTGGGTCTGTTTGAACCTTGCATATCATACACGATTTGTACAACTAAAACATTAGCTCTAAATATTATTAGTCCGCCATATTTATATGGAGAATCTTGACATCCATCTAAACCGTACATTCCTGGATTAATATAATTGTCAATAGACATATTGGATGTTATTTTAGGTCTGTCTATAAAGCCTCCTTTCCAAGCAAGTCCGTTGCTTGTTTCGCTCACAACAGGTATCAGTCCTCCCAGGTTTGATGCAAGCGACTGCATCGTCATTTTTGCCGCATCCCCGCTACTTTGTAAAACTCTTACATTTGCGGCATCCGTCACTGTCGGAAGTTCATTTTCATACACGTCATTTCCTGTTGCAGCAGCGGCGACAAATGTTGAAGTTTCAGACAAAGCCATAACCATTCTTGTGGAAACCATATCCACCATTTCATCTACTGTCACATTTTGTTCGTTGCCGTCTTTATCCACAGCTTTAAAGCCAACTATATTTTCTAAATTCAAATCACTCATAATATCCAAATTTTATAAAGTTCTTATATAAGTTTTCCAATCTTTTTGATGCTCCTTGTAAATACGCTTTCTATGCTTCAACTTGTAACGAGTAAAGGAATCATCCGTATAGTTTTTCAAGTAATCAGGATTGCCCTGATTGGCGTATGCGGCGATTTCATACGGAATGGTATAATATGCCGAACTCGCAGGATGGCAGATAGGGTTTCCCTTGATCCACTCGACAAAATACCGCCAATAGTATTTTACCCATGAGCCGATAACCTGTGCCTGACGCAGGTGTATGGTTTCGTGCGTCAGGCTTTCCTTACCCGCATAGGTCTGCATATACCTATCTATGTTCTCCTTGTTCTCGGCACGGTATATCATCCGTCCGCACCACATCATGAAACGGTATCCCTTGAAAGGATAATGCTTCATGGCAAGCAGCTCAGGAGTGTCAAAATCACCCGGCTTGCTTGAGAACAGCATCTTGATTAATTGCCATAATTCTTTCATAGCGTTTCTATTTCAGATTCAAGTTCAGCGATATGGTTGTCTATACACGTGTTCACCTCGTCATTAAAGTTTGCTATATCCAGTTCCACACATCCGGCACTTGACCGGGCGCTGCTGTAGATACGGACATAGCCTCCGTTATTCAACGTTTCCTTAGCCAGCTTCAGTTTCGCCAGTTCGTCATTAATTCGGCTGGCGCGTTCCAAATTCTCAATCTTCATGTTGTTCCTCCTTCTTTTTATCCAGATAATCATTCAACGAATCGGCCAGCAAGCCGGACAACATAGGGGTAGAACGTCTTATGATATCCACCTCCTCTTCGTCAAGTTCCACACCATCTACAGTCGACTTGAAGATTTTCTCCGCAAGGAGATGCGCCTTCAAACCCGCTACGTTCTTGTATATCCAGTCACCGAAGGCTTCAGTGATGTTACTGGCTATAAGCTTTTCTTTTTTTATTCCATCATAAATAGGAAATTGTGCAAAATTTATTCTCATACTTTATATTTAAATTATCCGCAATAAAACATAACCCAATAATTACCCATACACTTAATGAAGCCGGATGCAAAATCCAAATCAATATAAGACACCTCCTGTCCTCCGGGAGCAGGCAGGATCCGTCCTCCTGTCAATCTTACTCCGCCGCTCATACGTTTGAAGTATATAGTATGTCCCGGAACATCCGGAGGAAGTGTTACTTCTATATTACCTGTATTAAGAAACATCACATTGTCATCATTGTTATTCAGGGAGGTGCTGACGGATATGTTCCTCCAGTTGCCCACTATGCCACGAAGAGACACATAACTGTCATTGTTCGGATGAAGGAAAATGTTACCCCCCTCCACGAATAGAGGAATGCTCGGAGTCTTGATGTGCATTCCGATCATGGCATTTGGACTCTGTATGTCAATTCCAGCATCATACTTAATCCCTTCAATGGTGACAAACTGCGTGTTTCCCCCGATTCTTACGTTTGCAAATGTCCTTTCGTTATAAAACTCAATTTGTCCGGCAGACAGGTTGAAACCAACATAAGTATCTGTTGTATCCTTATAAAGGATCTTTGAGGACAATACCCCCGAAATGATGGAAAACGGGCCAATACGCCCTTTATCCGCCGTGATTGTTCCTGTAATCTCTGCTAATTTGCATTTAAAATACCCGGTTTCACCGTTGATAAGAAGAGTTTCACCTTTGTCATTAAAAGACTTGAGAACCTTGTCTTTGAACATGAAGCCGGCTACATTCGCACCATCGGCAAACAGGGTGTTAGTAGCGATATTCACAAACTCCTGCATGGCTTCCCAATTGGAATCACCGTTGACAGATGTGGGTGCAGCGGTAACGGAAGCACCGTAATTCTTTACAAGGAAATTATAATAAACTCCCCCTATCAGATATATGACCTTATCCCGGTAATCCGCATTCCAGACATAAGTCTGTCCTGATGCGAATACACCTTTGTCACGGGGAAACGCCCCTGTTGCTCCGGTTGCTCCTATGGAACCATCATTAGCTACACCCACCCCTTTTTCAGCGATAAAATTATTATTCCATGCGTTTGCGTCCGACGCGGATTGATAAGCCCGGACGGCAAACTGGGTGTATCCGGCTGTCGCAGGAACGGATATCTGATTGCTTAGGGTAGCACCTACATGAGCCAGCCAGCTTCCGTTGTATTTGCGTGCAGCAAGATAGAACCTGTTCGTATCGCTCACATTACCGCCTACATTCTGTTTCATGGTAACGACAAACGCTGACGGTGACGGTGTGCCCGTACTGGTAAAGTTTATTGTGCTTACCGGGCTGTCAAGCCAGTATGAAGCGGACGGTTCGACACCGGAAGTCATTTCCTGCCAGTCGGAGTTGACAGCCTTGTCCGATCTCTTCCCGGCAAGTATGTAACCGCCATCCTTCTTCCTTAGATAACGTCCACCTCTCACACGAAGAAGCGGAAGTGGCGGATTGGAAGTCTGAACCTTGCTTAAGTAAGATCCTCCGGCAAACGATACTGTACTGTTTTTCGCATACGGAGTGTTGGCGGACTCCCAATGACCTGCGGCTGTGATGCTCTCACCGTCAGCACCATCCTTCCCGTCAGAAAGCATGGGAACGGTTTCAACATCCACTATCTGGTCATTCACGTAAAAGATAAACTTCAATATCTTCGTAAAGTTTCCGCTTGATATGGCTGTATTGTTGTTTATGGTAGTTTCTGTTCCACCGTCTATGCTGTATTTCAATGTACCGTCCGTTGTGGTGGATATCACGCCTCCCACTGACTTTTGCCTGTAACATGATACGGAAGACACGCTGTAGTTCCCGTTCTTGTCCTTGCTTACTGAGCTGGCGGAAACGACAATGCTGTATAGAATGGCATCCGCACCATTCGCTCCCCCACGCACACCAGCTACTGTGAACGTAAGATCACGGGAATACTGCTGCCCGTTCTTTGTAGCCCTGATTGTGATCTTCACCGTGTTTGTCGCAGCAAGAGTAACTCCGGCAGATACCGATATTGTCACCACTCCCGTATTCTTGTCTGTCGCACACAGAAGATTTGTGTCAGGTGTACAGGTGATGCTGTCAAGCGTGAGCTTCTCCGTTCCATACCACATACTGACAGTTGTATTCCAAGTCTGTGAGGATACGACCTTTCCATCTGAAGTAAGGGCTGCATTGACCATCTCGTTATCGAAGTCCGCCATGATGGCATTCTCCCCGTCCTTACTCCAGCGATGCACCACAGCCGGATCACTGAACTCAGACCATACGCCATTTTCCTTAAAACGTGTACAACCCCATTCAACCTGATGGTCTGCGTCCGTACCAAGATAATTATCCGTCCAGCCTTCCGGAACATAACCATCTTTCTGCTGACTGTCCGGCTTTTCAGGGGTGTTATCTATGATATTGCCTCTTGTATATATATACTCATAGCCCTTACCGTCTTTTCCGTCCGATATCATAAGCTGCCATCTTCCGTCCTGATAGATGTAGGTAGCACGGTCAGTCGTGTTACGGTATGAATCACCGTTTTTCGGATTGGCAGGAGCCGTGGCAAATTCACCAAGGAAAGTGATACTCTCACCTTTCAGTTCACGCCCGTCAAGCAGCATATCCCAGTCTTCGTTAACCTCCCAGTCGGCAGGTTTCCCGGCAAGATAATAACCACCGTCCTTCTTTCTTAAGAAATTGCCACCTTTGATACGCAATATTCTGATGGGAGGATTGGAGGTTTCCACCTTGGATATAAAGACACAATTGGCAAGAGTGACCATTGTGTTGGCTTTGTACGGAGTCTTGGAGGACTCCCAATGACCGCCACCTACTACGGACAATCCCGGATCACCTTTTTGCCCTTCCGCCACTTGTTTCAACCACGCCGGATTACCTTCTGACGGTTCTGTTGTCGTTCCGTTATCATCAACACACAACCACAATGCCCCGTTATGTGACACCCGGTCATAGTAGGCGTACTTACCTGCAACCCATTCACCCTTGTCCAAAGGTACACGAACCTTGTTCCCCGTTATCTCATCTATCTGAAAGATAAGCCCAGTCAATAAGACCTGTTGCAACACGGCTGAATATTTCTCGCAATCAATTCCGTTAACGGTCATGCCTTTTTTTTTGCCGAACCACGCAGGCATCTGCGCCGGCTCCGGGTCCCAAGTGTTGGCATTGTCAAAGAATGTAATACAGTTGTTTCCGTTGACTGAATCAATAAGTATATAAGTCTGACGTTCCGGGTCCGTAAAGTTACCTGTTTGTGCCAATACCATCTGCTCGGCAGGTTTCCAGTCAGAATGCCCCGGACGGGGAATGACAGTAAACTTCTTGGCAGTATAATCTGCGGCAGTCACACGGAATTTCATTTCTTCAAATCCATTCAGCTTGCCTTCGCTATTCTTAGTCACAAAATAGGTGGTAAGGATATCATCAACAAACTGGCTCAATCCGTCCGCATCTGTCAGATCGGGAGTGATGGTGTAGGTTCCATCGCCGTTATCCACGTATGACAATACGGTACAACCACCACCGGGGGAGTTTACCATACGTCCTTTGAAATAGGTTGTACGGTTATAAGCTATTTCAGGAACAAACAAACGCTTACGGAAAACGCCGCTTCCCATTTCCATGTCACCCTTTTCGTCTATGTATCCACCTGATACACCAGTAACGAAATCACCGAACTTGGCATATTTCTTAATGACAGTTCCGCCCAGTAATGATAAAAGAAAATTTGTAGAGTCCTCCTTGTCTTTGCGCAAAAAATATTTAGCCAATTCACTTATATTTGCACCTCCCGATATGGCAACAACCCTGTCTTTATTGGTTCTTATGTAAATAGAAGGATTATTATCATCATTATGTATGTATATCTCTCCCTCATTCAACCCTTCCAGTCGCTTTTCAAATGACGGGGATATTTTCGGTATAATCGGATTTCCTTCATCATCCGTTTCCGAACCGTACCACAATATCTTTATAGGACGATTTCTAGCCATGATTACACGTAATTTTCATTAACAAAAGCAGCTTTCGCCTTCTTATATTTCAACACATCGTCCTCTTCTGGATTAGTTAGTAAAAACGCGATTCCTGAAGATGAAGTTGCAATCTCTGTTTTGCCTCCGATCCCGGCGATATCATTTTGTCTAGGGCGTAAAGTCACTTTATATATAAACATCTGTTTCTTACCTATTGTATCAATCTTTTCCGGGACAGAATCCCCTTCCCGTACAAACAAATTACCGTTTATGCTGACGTGAGAAAGGCAAAGTACCTTATTTATAAACTCCGCTATATAATACGGAACGCCACAACTTGTCCCGAAAACAAAATCAAATGTTTTATAAGGGAGAGAATACATTTCTATTATCTCCTGCTTCTGATTCACAAACTGTTCGTTTTCAACTTTCAACTCCACCCCATCCGGCTTGAATCCTCCTATTATTCTGAACTGGAACATCTGCCGAACCTCATCAATCCAGAATATATTATCAAACGCAGAATTATTATCTTTATGGGAATATTCAATCAGAATAGAATCACCTATATTCTCACACACGCAGAACTCCTCACATTCTTTATCGCCTATAGTTACTGTATATATCCCCTCCGAAGGAGATAATGAGGCATAATACATCTTAACGCTTTCATTAACATCATAAGTGAGCAGTGCTATTGACGAGGAGATATTGCCAATCTTATCATTCAAAGAAGCCAAAGGTATTTCACCGTTATCGCAGAAAATTTGCAGCAAAATGTTGTCTGACAAGGAAAATACTTGTCTGAAACATCCTGCATTTGAATATTTATATTTCAGCGGTTTGAAGAATAACGGGCAAACATCTCCGATTGATATCATGGTCTTTTCGTTAGTTTCTAGCAGCTTGCGACTTCACAAGCTTTCATTGCAAATATAATAATTAAAAATTGAATCTTTATAAAGAATTAGAATTTTTCACAATCAAAGTTACCTTTGAACTTTGTGATTTTGTGAAATTGTAATCAGCCTGCTGATAATATCCCTGTATAACCTTGCCTTGATGTTCAAATTCAACAATTCCTGTAAGATCTTCCGGAAGCTCTACATCCGAAGTTTCAAATTCTACTTCCGCCACAGTAAACATCCTTTTTGAAAGAATTATATCCCTGCTTTCCCCCATTCCATCAATACCCACATCACTATTACCATCTGAAGACGCAAAAGTAAGCATCTCAACAGATGAACCGATATATGCTTCATTGGCCAAAACCATAGAAGAAGGAGAAAACATGGCATTGAACATTGTGTCAGGGCTGAGAACGCCACCCATAAGATAATCCCTGTTCAATATATACTTAAGTCCAGACGAATCAGATTTCACCCCTACCATAAATAAATCAGTGTCACTTTCGTTGTCTGTAGTATCTTCACCTATCTTGTCAGCAAGGAACTCTATGCCGTATGCGTCCGCACGGTATGGAGATATCATTTCAAGGCTATTGTCCGTCATGGTCACGCCTGTGGTATATTCATTCGTAAAACGAAACTCATCCTTACCATTAGCCGTGTCGTAATCCTGTTTGTCAAAGCCTATCCGTATGCGCGAATACACCAATGCGGAATTAACCTTCATCTCGTAATCGGATAAATCATCTATTTTTTTGACAACATCATCCGAGAAGTATTTGCCTCTGTGCCGGAAAGTTATCGTATTGCCGGATATGTCATAAGCGTATCCGAACACATAACTCATCCAACTTGCAAATTTGGTGAAGGATGTATATATTTTGGCTCCCGGAATCTTACGAGCTGATTCAGCCGCCAAGAGCATACAATTATCAAGCCTTCCGTCACCCATGCTTTCTATTACCCCCGTCAATCCGTCTTTTCCCCCGTTAATGCTTTTGAGTAGTCTGTTGAGCAACGTGCTGGGATTTACAACATCCATCTCAACAGGATTTATTCTGTTTTTCCATGATATCGTAACACGACTTTTTGAATCCACGGGATAAAGGGCAGCAAGGTTAGGACCAGACTGTTCCCTCCCTGACTGCACTTTGCAAAGGAGCACAAGCTTCTCTCCTTTAGCTAAGAATATATCATGATGTGCTGAATATTCTTTTTCTATAAGACCGGTGGAATACGTTTCATAGAATACCTCACTGATTGTTTCCAATGTCTTTTTATCCGTGCCAATTTTAGCTAGTCGGAAACGTACCCCGTTAGTCCAGCCCCATGGCGATATGATATTATAGCTTATCCAAAATTTAAAATCAATATCAACAGACAAATTGATGCTTTTTACGGCATATATCAGAGTGCCATCATCTTTACGTTCATCCAACACCTCCGTCCCATTATCATTTAGATAATACTCCGTAATACTTATATATGACTGATCCGATATCTCCGTGGCATTGCCTATATTAATGTCGGTTGCCTCTGTATATAATGACATGGGAAGCCACCTTTCAGCAAAATCCATTGACACAAAATTATCTTGATCCGGAATCTCCCCTACTTCTCCATTGTATATGTCACCTGTAGGAATCCATTTTGCTGATTCTGAAAGTTCAAGTCCGTCATAAACAAGAGGAATGGGGCTTTTCACCTCTTCGACCGAATATTCATATTGAGTTCCTTTTTTTGACTTTATCATGGACGCCACGCTATCATCCACGGCATTTATCTGTAAGATACGACCATTATCCTGCAATGTAGAAAAATTGAGAGCGCAACTAAACCGTTCATTATACAACCAACTGTTATTTCTTGTACTTATTATTATTGAGGCAGAAGCATTCAAATAATCTTCATCATATTGTTTTAACAGCAATTTTCTAGCATCCCCAGCAAAAGAAAATTTGTTGGAAAATGTACGGATAACACCGTCATAGTCATTTCTCTTGAAACTAGCCTTCACCTCGTCCCAATTTTCAAGATCATCAGTAACCCTGTACTTCAGACCATTTATAAGTAACTCACATCGATAATACATAATTATTTCATTTTACGATTCAACCCATCGATTTCGTCACATGTCTGCCTTACAAGACAGGCATAAGATCCGGCGGTCCATTCTTTCGGATTGATATACATCTTATTATACTTCCCAATAGCGACAACTTCATTTATAAATCCACGTTTTGTAGGCTTCTCCTTCAGTTCCTCATTCTTTTCCTTACTTATCTTATCCAAATCATATTGTGCACGGGAATTTAATGCGGATATTCTAGCATTCATAGCCATTACATCACCTTTTTTACACGAATAACCTATCTTCATCAGAATATCACGCACCTCATCATACATTTTCAACTTCATCATGTTCTCACATGCCTTCATGCACTCCACAGTCATTGCAAGATTCATACGCTCATTACAATTCAATATCTCAGAGAACAACTGTTTGCTCCCGACAATTTCTACATAGTCATTGATAATTTTTGCCGATACAGCCCCTTTGTCCTCACCGTCAAATTCAATAGTATTGCTATCATTGGTATAAATCTCTATAAAAACGGACAAGGGAAGTTCATATATGTCACTTGTATACCTCATAATCAGATACTTTTTGAAAATTGCTGATAATTGTTTTCTCTTATCGCCTTGGCTAATTTTGCAAATCCTATCTGCTGTGATTTTTCCAGATGCCCTATCTTTTTCTCCAGTTCACTATAATCATTAACTATTGATACAGGAGGAAGATCGTTTTCGCTTCTATATGCCATAAGACCATCAAAATCATTTGCATGAGCCTTTATCCTGTCCATATCCACTGCATAAGGTATAACCTTCGCACCTTTAGGGATGTCAACCAAAGTAGGGACAGACGGAGTAATATACGCTCCTTTTTCAGTAACGATTGTTTCAGGGACACCACCATCACCCACTACAGCCAATCCGCCTTTATGCGAATCAGTACCCTTGGCATACTTCGGAATAGGAGTCGCTATAATAGTAGCAAGCTGTATCGCTCCCATAGCACCTAGAGCAGCTATCATAGGTATTGCAGCAGGGAAGCCCAATTGTTTTATCGTCTGCAAAATACCACCTGCTATCTGTATAGCCGCCTCAGCTATACTGGTAGCTTTCTCAAACTTTGCCTGTTTTGTTCTTAATGCAGCTTTTTTCTTCTCCAATTCGGCATTCTTTTGTGCCGTTTTATCTTCCGCCGCACGTTTACGCGCTTCGGCTTCTTCAGTTGTTATAGCACCTCTTTCTTCTAAAACCTCTATACGGGAAATTTCCTCTTCACCAGCTTTCTCATTCGCTTCCTGTTCAGCCTCAATAGCTTCAATCTGGCGATCATAAATGGATGATATCATTTCACCAATTCCACTAACCATAGAAGCCCACATCTCGGTAGTTCTTTCCATCTTCTCACCGTCTGTAAGTTCTTTCCAAACACCCGATATCTTATCAGACATAATACTGAATCCCTTATCCATCCCATCAAATATACCGGCAAACGGGCTATCGATATCCGATGCAAGATCTTTCAATGCAGAAGAATAACCTTTCAACACTTCAAAATTCCTTCGTGTGATATCCTGTTGCTCTTCCGCTTTTTTCAACTGATCATCCGCATTTATAGAACCTATCTCTGCTTCCATAGCCTTTATGGATTCTCTCAGCATTTCAATTTGTTGCTTGCTTACCACGCCCGATGCTTCCGCTATCTCAATCATTTTTTCAGCAGCATCTATCTGTATCTGTAATTGCTCGTTTGCGGCTTTCCGCTCCAGTTCACGCATGGCTTCATCGTATTCTTTTCGCGATAGCAGCCCTTTTGAGTAATTTTCTGTTATAATGTTTTCAAGTTCCTTATATCCAGTACTTGTAGCTGCTATACGGAGAGATGATTGTTCCTCTTCCAGTCTGAGCATCTCATCAGTATACTTTTTCTTTTCCTCGATCCTTTTTTTCTCAGCCTCTGCCAACTTCTTAGCATATTCCTCATTCTCTTTCGCTATCTTCTGCATTCTCTCTTGGCCCAACATTTCCCGAAGTTTGTTCTCTTCCTCAGAATATCCCTTTACAGCTGCTATCTGGTCTTTATATTCTTTCTCTATGGCAGCAAGACTACGTTCATGCTCATCTTTAATGAGAGAAACGGACAAGTCAGCCATTTTATTCCTAAGATTCTCCATGTATTGCGCTAAATCATCCGATGCTTTATCGGCAGAATGAGGATTAAATGTAACATCTCCAATGTTAATAGAATTTGCCATATCTCTACTAGCCTTATCTACTTGATATAGCTGATTTAATAAAGAACCTATTTCTTTATCCAAGTCTTCAACCTGCTTGTTTAACTTCCCATACATGTCTCTAGCTGTATCCATAGCTGCCCCTTGACTGGATTCATATTGTGCTTTCATCTGATCTCTAGCAGATTCAAGTTTCGCACGTTTTTCTTCTTTTTCTGCCAACTGATCTTCCAAGTCTAATTTTTGTTTAGCCTGTTCTACAAGCCGATCTTGCACAGCTCTAGCTTTAGCCGAAGCTAATATGGCATTAGATAACCTTTGATAACTATCAGCCGCTTTACCTGCAAGAATGTTTTCATCACTTATATTTTTAAAGTATGAAGGATATTGCTTCTTCAGTTCCTCAACGGCTTTTTTCCGCTCTCCCATAGGTTTATTCAAATTGACAGCAGCCCTATATAATATATCCAATTTAACAGCTTCATCTTGGGCATTTTTCACACCTTCTTTTTGAGCTTTATTCAAATCCTCCTGAAGCTGTTTTAGATAATCAATTTCTTTTCTCGCATCAAACAGGCTACCCACCCATTTGGTTATCTCACCTCCATAACTCGATAAAAGAGTTATCCCAACAACTAAAGCCGTCTGCCAACTAAGAAGGGAACTCAATACCTGTTTAAATACAGGTATAGCTGTTTGATTTGATTTTTTAGCCAACTCATATTCAATTCTCGCTTTCTTCAACTCATCAACAAACATAGGAAGGTTATTGGATATGGCAAGAAAGAAAGTATTGGCACTAACAGACAAAGCCGGAAGTTCTCTCGCAATCTGTTGTATGGAAACATTAAGGCCATTCCAACCAGAAGCATAATTACCCACATTACGTTGGTAATTGCCCATCTGTGCATCTATATCCTTTAATTGTTGATTCAACTTGCCGATATTGTTCAAGATATCCATACCTTTTGCTCCCTCGCGTGCAGCTTGTGAAAGGTTATAATATTCCTTTTCCAACTGAAGCATTGAAGCCTTCATCTCGTTATAGCTTCCTGCTGTGGCAATCGCTACCTGCGTATGATTTCTCAATATCGCCGAATACTGTTTATTCTGCTCTGTCAGCATGCGTAACTGGGATACCGTAGCATCTCTTTTGGACTTGTATTCCTCTTCGCTGATAGCACCTTTCTTATACTCCTTCGATAATTCCCTCAGAGATGTTCTTAAGACTGAAATTGTTTCTTTGTTATCACTTAATCTACTGTTCAATTCGGAGGCTTGTGTATCAAAAGCCTTTACCGTCTGACGGATTGAATCAAAATCAGCAGCAGTCATGGATATTTTCTTAGATGCCTCTTGGAATGAAACAGAAGCAGTTTCCGCATCCTGTGACACGTTCTTCAAGTCTTCGGAAGCACCTCTCAAATTTACTTTTACTTCCGTTATCTTGTCTGCCAATGTATTCAATGGTTTGGTAAGAAGCTCTATCTTACGGGAAATATCGGTCAATAACTTTAATTGACTAGCCTGTAATTCAGACAACCTATTTTGAGAAGCATATAATTTGGTAATTGTAGCATTATAACTGTCAACTTTAGACTGGTATTCTCTTAGATTACCCGGCTTAAAATTTATGCCATCACTTAATTGTTTTGTAAAATTCGCATATTCGGAAGATGTGGTTTGAATATTAATCCTTATCTCATTCAACTTCTTAACGATGTTAGGATCAATCGCATCAGTAATTTTAAATTCTGCTCCTGCCATGGTCTTTTCGTAAGTTTTGGGTAGTGCATGACTTCATGCACCTTCTAAGAGCAAAGATAGTGATTTTATTGATATTATGAAGGTGAGGAAATAAAAAAGGGAGAAGCAAAAACTTCTCCCCGTGAAAAATAATTTATTTAAATTACCAATCATCATTTTCATTGCCCACAAGACCATTCTTCACAGCTTCTTCTATTTTATCCATAATAACATTGGAATATGCATGAGCCATAATCAATGCTTTAGACGATGTTTTCTTTGCCTTATGCTGATCTTTGGGGCTGAAAGGATAACATGTTTCTATACCCCATTTTTCTGTTTTCTTTGTCGTGTCCGCAGGCTGTCCTGTTGTACCAGCAGAAAAAGCCCCCATCCATCCGCCTCCGATGTTCTGCTCAACCTCATAATATTGAAGCGTATATGTAACACGAATTTTTTTATCTTTAATATCAACTTTTATAACAGGGTGGATGTTAACATTATAAGCTGTCATTCCTCCAATATGTTGAGCGATTCCTCCCACAAATCCTTTAGCAATAATTACTCCCGCATCCTTATCATTCAATTTAATTACTGAGTTCGCATCGTTAAAAGACTCCGCAAACCAATGGTTTAAAGTAATATATAACTGCTCTTTAGTCTGTTCCCCACAATTAATTATCTGCTCATAGGTCAAACTCTGATTCTTATCCAATACCAATGAAGAACCTAAATTTTCAGCCGCATCCACCCACTTATCACCATAATTTTCCTTTGCATATTTTTCTAATTCTTCCGCTCTCATTACTTGAGCACTCAGATTCATACTGAATAATGAAACAATCATTAAAAATAATACTTTTTTCATATAGTTATAATAATTTGGTTATTTTCAGCAAAATAATATACTTTTGAAATCAAATCAAAACATTACGACATATTTGTTTTCAATTTAGAATGTTGTCTAAATAAACTACAAACATAGCGTTTCAATCTTTATGTTTAAATTTAACCTTCTCACTTCTTTTCCCAGTGCATACTATCAGTTTGAGATGTTTGCCGTATATCCGTTCAAGTCTATTATTTTGTTCTTCCATTTTTTGAAGTATAATTTCAAGTTTATCTATTGTTTTCATAGTCTTTTCGGGTTATGTTGCGAATCGCAACGTTAACGGATGTAAATAGTCTGCCCACCTCGTAAGATAAGGTGGGAAAGACTTGATTAATAAATAATATTGTTATTACATATTAAGAAGATATTCTCCTAATGCATGAGCTTTTTCTCTTGAAATAAAAGCCACACTGTCACGCTCATGGTCTTCAGGATCTGATATACACACTGCTATCATATCGTATTCGGAATGTGATACTGTTATATTTACTGTACCATATTCATCTTCCATTGTCGCATATTGAGAAAAAAGGCCCTCTCTTATTGCCATTTCGGTAGGATTCCCATTCTCGTCAATCAATCCATTTTCTAAAGCTATTTTTTGAAGATCCTCCACTGAACATCCCAACTTATCTGCTACTTCATCAAATGTTAAGCTATTATTCATTTTTATTTCCATGATCATGCAGCCATTAAAGATTTAAACTTATTCAGAAAATACACCTGACCTTTACCTGTAACGTAACAGGTATGTTTTATAAAAATGGGATTTTCACCCGATACTATCGGTCTTTCTTTCACGAAGAACAATCCCATTTCTGCCGCCCTCTGTGTAGGCATATAGTCATTTATATATTTATTCTTCGATCTGCTGTATCGCTGCCTTCTGATAAGGAACTTATTCTCTACCATCCATTCATAAAGCCTTATTTCTCCAATCTTATATCCGTTTTGGGTGATAAGTTTCGCAAGATCTCCTATGAGAATATTGGTAGACGAGCTTGTTACACATTCCGTGAATACTACGGCTGGCTTTGTTTCCTCTATGATAGACTGCTTCTCCTGTTCCTTTTTCTCCACTTCCAATGCAAGAGTTTGATTTTTCTCGTATTGGTCCGCCCATGCACGGGCGGCTTCGGCAGGATTATTAAAATTTGGGAGTTTGGGTTGAAGTGATGCACTTCCAGTAATTAATAACTCCTCTATCTTATTATCAACCCAAATAGCAAAGTCAGTGGATAACTTTTGAGCGACACGGATTGCAACACGGTGATGCGCCCATGTGCCTTGTTGTGACACATCTCCTCCCTTTGTAACTTGCAGTAAATCAGCCGAACTACAATTTTGTATTTCGCTCATTCGGGCTACATAATCGGTTAACTCCTTTGAGTTTACAATGTGAGAAAGGTTCTTGTCGGGGAATGGTTTTGCAAAGTCGGTAAGGCATACAAAAATATACCCATTCATTTTGCGCATTCTTACACTATTCCCATTATAAGAGAATATTTGCCCCATGTCGGAAGGGCTTGCCGTACCTAACACAGCAACGCTATTGCTGTTTGAGTAATTTTCATTCAACTGTAGCATAAACAATGAAAATTAAAAGTTAATAAATAAAGAAAGCAGAGAATTTCTCCAACTTGCTACAGTTCCATATCGGCTTTGGGGCGAATATGTACGGAGAAACCTCTGCTTATATTTTAAGCAATACTTTAATATCGGGCATAAAAAATCCCCAATCCGAATATGATAATAAAACTGTAGCACTGCAAAGGTACAACATTTTTTCAAACAAACAAATAATGAAAATATATTTTTCATTGTTATTTTCACACGCATAATATCCATCTTTCTAATGACTTTCAACACGCCACAATATGCCTTACCTGTAATTTCTGCAATTTGCAGTGAACTTATTGTTCTTTTTTCGCCATTTTTCCCATCAATAGGTATTAACTTATTAAAATTTTCCATATCTTTGCGATATAAGATTAATATTGTTCCCCGTTGGCGGCTCAGTCACTTCCGCCTCCGGGGATTTATTTTGACTGATTGTAGCAGGTGAGGAATCGAACCCCATTGTGCCATTATTCACTCCTGCTTTCCTCCCTTATACTATCCACGCTTGGAATCGTATAAAAAAAAGTCTCGTAATAGGTGCAAGCTACTACGGTACAGTCATATATAAACTCCAATAGGAGAATATTTAATCAACATCAAGTAACGACTTGCACTTGTTACAAATGCAAAGGTAATGATGTTTTTATCTTACACAATGGTATGAATATTAAACAATTGACAATATAAATCCAATGTAACTTGCTGATTCAAATGTATTTTTCATAATTCGTTCTTTGAAATGTTGTACAATCGGTTAAATGATGAATTTGCCAGTCAGGAAACCGTTTATGAAGTAGGATTGACCTTTCCCGGTAACTTTGGTTGTTATAGTAGTACGCAACACTCCATCATTGCCGGATCGTGTACCTTTCTTCAATTCAAACAGACCTTGTTCAACATATTGCTGATTAGGTATATTTCTACGTTCACCAACACTTCCTAAATAATGATTATTGCGAAGCCACTCAAACAGCCTGTTCTGCCCAACATGGAATCCATTTTGAGATATTATCTTAGCCAGTTCACCTATAAGACATGAAGAACGACTCCCTATTACAGCATCAGCAAACAGAACTTTGGGGGCTTGTTCTTCCACCTTCTTTTCTGCTTCAATCCGTTTCTGTTTTTCTTCTTTCAGAGTAGTAGCAAGTTGAATCAGAAAGTCGGGAGATGTAAGAGCCTTTTCTATAGTATCGGACGTCATATACGCACCGTACTTACGAATGGAGGGCAATATTTCATGCGTAACCCATCTTCTATACGGTTTTACTTTCTTGCTAGAACTAAAAAGAAGAACGTCATAGAAGGCTGATTCTGTTATAAACGTAGCAAATGAATTCCCATTTACGTATAAATCAGGATTTAGGGCGTGTAAATCAAGCAGTTGCAAATCTTCATCGTTTAATCTTGTTTTTACTGATGAAGGATTACTCAACTCAACTGCATTGCAAACATCAGCTAAGCAGAAAAGCGGTTCTTCACTTGTTCCAGCTACTCGTACTTCGCCAAATACATCATTCTTAAATATCTTAATCGAATTATCCATATAATAATATTAAAGTTCGCTCTTGTTATTCGTTATAGCTTCAACAAACATAGGGTCAGCCGAAGTTTCGGCACACCCCTGTATAAGCTCTCTTATAGCATCTAAGACATGCTTATGTTCTTTTCCAAACTTTTCAGCCACCAATAGGCTGTTAGTTAAAACTTGGTCATTCTGACCTTTGAATACGAGTTCTGTCATATTGGTTAATTTTATACCTCACCCTTTCTCCCAAGATAATTATTAGGAGGCGGATGAACATTGTTAAACTTCAATTATTCATTTTGTTGCTTTAATACTGGATGCTTCTCCAACATCTTTGCTTCATCTCTTATTGGTTATCGTAATACAACGCTTGGGCGCCTGTTGTTAGGTGATGGGAACAGAGCAGGTCTTGCCAATAAAAGACATACAGTATAAAACAGAAGAGCCTTTTTATCTCACGGCTGTCATTGGTTTAATCCAAAGTTCCGCTCGGTGGGCACTGATAGAACCGATTGTGGATTTAATCTGACTTATAGGAAAGAAAAAATCCGTTGCTAAAGTAGAGAGGCAACGGATTTCCAAATATAAAGAAGGCTCACGTTTGAGCGATTGTTTAATCATGTGTCTGTTGCCTCTCTACTTGCAACGGGTACAAAGGTAAATGATGTTTTTATCTTATACAATGGTATGAATATTAAACAAAAGACAATATCAATTAATAGTAATACTAAGTAACGCATAGTAATATATAGTAACGCAATTATTAAATATTACATTCACAATTTAGACAAAATCTAAATTACAACATAAATGATAGTTTTGTTTTTCAATTAAAAAATAAATATCTTTTCGCACAAGACATTTGAGGAAAAATCAATATTTACATTGGGAGAACATTGGGATATTTCCGGTAATACAATTTAGTCAATGTAGATTTAAGGCTGTTATAGTCTTTGATAAAGCCTAAATCTATCCATTGAGCTATCTGTAATTCTAACTCATATAATTCGCGGATTTTATCTTCATCGCCAATCTTATTACGCATTTCTGATTCATGTTTGCCATAAACTATGATGTTTAGAGACTTGGCTAAGTCCTTAATCTTTTTCTGGAATATATCCCCAGGGAGTATTGAACAAACGGCACGACACATAGCAGGATAAGCATCTCCAGCTAAATTACGGTATTGAATCATCTCATCATATACGAAGCGTATTACCTTTACTTCAAAGCGAGGATTAATCCACATGGCAAATTTGGTAAATAAGAAAGGATGCATCCATACTTCTTCTTTAGGTCTGCCAGCTTTACCCTTCTCTTTAACCTTACTCTTCTTAACTACCTGATTATCAATTTTAGGGGAATTTTCCCCTAAACCATTTTCACGTTCTTCAGCTATGAGCGCTTCTATAAAATCTCCAGTTCTTTTAGCCAAAAGAAACTCATCCATTTTTCTTTGTTCATTTCCTTTTACTGAATTCCATTGACGTAACAAGTCCCCACCGTCAAAATAGCCATCTTTTGTTCTCTGACTAACTGTAAATTCACCCATTGGGCGAATCATGATTTGATTCGTTTTCATGTCTTTTCGTTCACAAGATGTTCCGTACATCTTAATACGGGATATAAAAAATGCGGCAACCGATATAGAGGAGTCGGCCACCGCATCATATCCATTACTCTTAATGAATATATAATATCTTTCTATGCGAAACCTCTATCTATCGCTGTTGCTAAATTAATAAATAATACGGGAAACGCCAAAATAATAGAATGATAAAAATCACCATTTTACGGAAATATGAATTCTACAAACTCACCCGACCAGTTTTCACCTTCACGACAGAACTTATACACATCTCCAACCTTGTATAATATATAAACACATTCATCCATAACAGCAGCCTTCTCTGCGATTGAACGCATATGTTCCATCTCCCTCATTGATTTATTTCCTTGACACAAGCAGTTTTTCATAATTCGCACCTCCTTATAAATTTATCAATAGAGGGCATAAGCCTGTACGTAACATAATGCCTCCTTGCTTTGGAGCTTACCTTGAAAATTTTATAGCCATATTTCTTCTCAATATCAGAACCAAAAGAAACGCCATAGCTGGCAATCCTTATACCATTTGATATTGGTATTGCCGTGATGGAACTATAAAAATCTCCACGTATGATAAGGTTTGGAGTATTATTTCCTCTTGCAGAAAAACCCAAATATGAAGGCTTTGGTTTCTGTATCTTTGTCTTCCAATTCTTATAGCGTTCGGCATTTTTCCTCCAATGCTCTCCATAAGCTTTTTTAAAGTATGGGTCCTCTGTATATCCGGGAATTAAAGGACTTTCATCGCCATCAACACCACTATATAGCTGTTCTCGTATATATTCCTCAAACTGAGGAACATCCCTTTCCATCTTATCCCTTATCATTGGCTGAATGCCATCAGCCAATTTCTTCCAACATCTCGCGTATTCCTCCAATGTCATAGCAAAACGGGGGATCAATCTCCCCCGCCTCCTAAATTACTGTTATTGATAATTCTATTATATACGGAAACCAGCCTTGATTTCCGCCTTTCTCTAGAAATGTCCTTCCAGAATACATCTATATTCTGAGCGACAAACTCATCCAATGAAAGTTTGACCACCTCGGACTCTATAAATGTGACTCCATTAATTCTCATTGTACCCATTGTTCAATTCCAATGACCCCATTAGCCTGTAAAATAGAAGGAGATTTAAGCACCGGTACACCTCCTGTCGCTGTAAGCACACCGTTACTGTATTCCAGTGCTGACGCACCAGAAACGACTGTTGAAGCCTTATTAGACAATACAGTGCCATAATATGCAGTAAGGTCTGTGCGGTCATAGTGATCCACGAGTTTATATGTATTCTCAGGAGATGCCATTTTGACAAATTCAACGTAATTCAATCCCTTGAGAACATTTTCCAAATTGACACCCGCTTGCTTTACAGACATGTTTTTCATCATCTTCTCCGCATCGGAATACATTGCATTAAACGCAAGATAAGCCTTTTGTCCGCTTGAGTCATAAGTCTGCCCTGTAGGGTAAACCCCTGACAAATCGAATCCTGCAAGCTCGTCTGTTCCGTCATCCTCTCCGTAGATAACATTATTCTTGTCAAAAACATACATATCAAACAATGTATCCTTGTTGGCTACAAGATTAGCTTGTAAAGCTAGATTAAACTTACGCAACGTGAATGTATCCGTCCTTGCCGAATAGCCCGTTATTTCCGACCCGGCATAACCATTTTCTGTTGTATTGGGTTCACCGCCGCTTACCGCGTATTCCGAAAATCCTGTAATAGGATAAATTCTGTCCGGATAATCAGCATGACAGGCTTCCTCCAAAGCATCAGCAGTCAATTCATTGGGCAGTTTTTTGCCATGAATGACCAATATAACACCTGCGACCTTGTCCGGTTGCAGGGGGCAGTAACTCATTCCAGTATTAAATCCGGACGTGCTGCCGCACTCTCTAATATCTGTTCGCATAACAATTCTGATTTTTAACTGTTAAATCCAAATTCTTTATTTCAATAGCATCTATCTTTTCGCCAACTTCCTTACCGTCAACATCAACAGCACCACGTCTTCCAAAACTATAATTTTCTGAATATGTATGGCTTACAATACCGGAGTAACCGAAATCAAATTTATCACTTTTTTTTAACTCTTCTATGAATCCGTAATACAAAGGTCGAAGAATACCTTCAAAAGATATCTCACGACGTTGTTCATTTGTATACTTTTCCAGTGTATTGGTAGCGATTATTATGTTTACAGATGCCTTACAAAAATAATTCTCACTATCCCTTTCCTCGTCTAAGGGAACATACAGCCCTATCATTGGGAATTTTCCCGATGCTGTCACCCTGCTTTTCCCAAGAAGAAGAAGTGTTTCCCTTATATAAGAACTGTCACCATATATGTAATTTATCTGTTTATCCATTCTTTTTGACAAGGAAGCACATACATCTGATATTATATCAATTATCATAACCCAAAGGAATTAATTGTTTCCATCAATTCGAAATCGGTGGCGATATCCGGATAGTCCGCATTATTGCCTTGAAGCCATCTCACAAGTCTGATATTCATTCTTACCATGTCGTTCCATGCAAACATCATTTTCCTTTCGGGACTTACAAGACGGCCATCATCTCCATCAGCCTTCACTCCTGTAATAGTCGCCTGAGTGTGATTATGTCTCAAGTAATGGAAGTATATATAGTTGGCGATGGGGGATTTGGAAATCTCCCTATCGCCATCACTATATTTCATGACAAGATGCGCTATAAGATCATCCCATCTTTTTTCCTTAGTTTTTCCATCGTTGGAAATATAGGATGAGAATTCCTTATACAACTTTTCCCCTAGGAGCTTCTCTAAATATTCCGGCTCATATTGCATTACAAAGCCTTGAAGGCTGTCAACAATTGCCTTATTAGTCTCAGAAGGAGTATGTATATTCAATACTGCACCTTCGATATCAAGAATACCACCTTGGAAAAAAGTATAATCCACCAACATTACACAATATCTTTGAGGTTCTTCTTTTTATTGAACAAATCTTCAGCACCGATTTTCTTAGCGTCTTCCATCAATTCCGAAGGAACAGTGGCAACACGTCCATCTTGGAAGAACTTACCTGCAAGTAACATATTAACACTTACTTTATCACCTTTTTTATAAACGGCCCCGTCCTTTGCGAACTCAACCTCATAAGTTTTAGTCAAATTTACTTTCATAATGTTTAATAAATTTATCCGCCAATACCGGCAGGGGTTATAGCTTCAATAACGGTCGCAATCTTATCCTTGACAAATGCAGTTTTATATTGCTTTTTAATATACACCATAAGACGTTTTTCACCAAGGATAGTCACCATATTTTTAGTGAAATCATCATTTTCCCATCCAAGTGTAATGGTAAGAACCCATACATCACGGATGTTAAGATAGTTAAAATCGCCAACCCAAATATCACCTTGCTTGATTGCTGTGCTGGTTTCCACTCTCAGACCTTGAATCAGTTCATCGCCAATACGGAAAGGACGAAGATATTGCCCATTAACATCCTTAGTCAACTGCATCTGCGCATAGTCAAGAGGATGCATAAGCACAAGATTTGGACGATAAGCCATATTGGACATTGACACAATCTGTGTATACATACCAACAATAACATCATAAGTGTTGGGCTTATCTACTTTCAGAGCTGTCAAAGAGAATGTAGGTATATCACTCCCAATCCCTTTAATCTGACCGCCGGAACCAGTACCAGACAGAATACCTTCTTCTTCTTTCAAACCAATACGATTGATAATCTCAGCCCTAACCTCCGCAACCAACTGAGGCAAATCAGATAATGTTTCTTCAGTTACTTTTGCGCCAAGAGCCACTTTGCCAGCATTGATAGTAACTTCTGCCAATGTACCGCTCATCATAGGCTTAAGACCGCCTTCTGGAACCCATTCAGCTTCTTCTTCACCCGGATTGAACTCCGCATAAGTCAATGATCGTGTAGATATTGCTGCCACATTGGCAAATTTACGGATTACAGTCTGGGAACGTGGATCAACAGATAACTGACTATCAATTGTCATGTTATAATGTGGTGCCACACCCGTACTCTTCAAGGGATCAACCTCCTTCTTGTTTATAATAAGCGTAAGGCTTTTCTTAAAACCGGGGGACTGCTTACAAGCCGTTTTCAAGTCCACAGTTTTCTCTCCGTGCTTGCCTACTGTGATGAAATCCTTCAATTGCTCTTCAATCTGCTGGTCTACAGACTTGAACACCATTTGCCCGTCTTCATTCTTATGCATTGCACCTTTCATGCGAACGATTATCTCTTTCATCTCACCAAGTTCCTTACGCACTGTTTCCAATTCCTTTTCGGAATCTATCTTTTGAGAAACCTCATTTAATTTATCCTCAAAAGTTTTTTTGTCGATAGTATCGTCCATGAAATCGCCTACAGTAGCGTTTATTGCGTCCTGCAACGCCTGTAATGACTTCACGGAAACCTCATCCATTACCGACAAATCAATTTTGCTTAAAAAGTCAAATTTCATGCTTCTTTAAGTTTTAAAGGTTTTGTAAATAGTTTTATTTTTTCATCGGCTCCCTCTTCATCAAGTGGCTTGTCTGCCGGCTTGTATCGAGCGAGTGACATCGCTTTTCTTACTAACATTTGGATTTCCTCCCTCTTTCTTATCGGAAGTCCTTTACATACATCACTTATTTCAACCGGAAGTGACTCCAACGCACTTTCATATTCTTCTGCCGATTTCAGACCAAGATATTCAGTTTCTCCGTTACATCCTATGGACACTACGGATATCTCATACAGAATGACTTCCTTTACAACCAAGCAATCACGTTCCCTGTCATATTCACATTTTTCCCATACATAACTATAACCTATAGAGAACTGGTTCAAAGTGCCACTTTCAAGCTGCTTCAACGCTTGATTTCCTCTTTCCACATCATCAATAGACGCTTCAAAGTAAAGCCCTTTCTCATCTTCTTGCAGAAGCGTAATGCGTCCTATAGGCTCATGCATGTCATGCATCCACAACATGATAATCTTATCATTAGCAGAACTTCCCGGGCCTCTCTCCTGTATGCTTTTTGAAAAACAACCTTTCAGAAGCATGTCACCGGACTTATCAATGTTATTGAAAACCGCAGCATAACCACTGATAGTTCTACTGCCAGAATCATATTGTATCTCCTTTGCATAAAAAGCTAAGGATTTATACTGCTTCCCCAACCTGTTCTTGTATTTGCTTGTCTCCATCATTATTTATTTCACTTTTAAATTCTCCCTTAGGGTTATCAGGATCAATATCTGTAAAATTGGACATTTCGGTTCTTGCTTCTTCAAAAGTAATCAGCCGATTGTTATACAATGAAGCTACAGCATTAGAGGCTGTAGACAAGGCATCCGCCAATTCTTTCATATCCTTTTGAAGGCAAGGGACATGAGTGAAGTCCATTTTGATTATTGCCCTGTCCTTACATATAGCATTAGTCAGAACCTCTGTTATAGATTCACTGTCAGGGATAATAAGATCCTGATATGCCGCTTTCTTTGCTTGAGAAGAGTTATCATAAGTACTTCCTTGTATAATCAGATTGGGGTCAAAGCCTATCGTCTGAGCTATCGCTTCCAAACACGCCTTATCCTCCTCATGAAGCTTCAATTGGTCTGTATTTGACCCCAATGTAATCCACCCTAGTTTCTTAGGAGTCACCATGATTTCATACAACTTATGCACTATACCATATTTCCTTTTGAAATCATCCTGCAATTTCTTGGATTCAGACGGAGTAATAGCTGCATTCCCTACGTCAGTCGTATCATTCCCGTATAGTATCCCTTTAGGTCCTCCATTAACAATAAGGTTTCCTCTCCCTATCAGTTGAGCCATATAGTTTCGAGTATGAGTAGATAATGCGTCCACAGGGGAGTGGAAGGTAATTCTCCCTCCATTATTACTTGGAATATCCATTATCGAATCGTATATGACAAAATACTCCTCATCACCAAGTTCTATATTCTCATTCCCCCAACGTATATATACCTTACTAGCAATTGAAGAAAGCTCTGTTTGAGTAAACGGGCTCTTACCGAATGATTCCATGTAGAATAATTCGGGAGGTATTACCATCATGGATTTAGGGAGATCAGACTTTAAAGCTCTTAGTGTATAGACAGGGCAAAATCCGAAACACTTCAAAGATATCTCAATCTGCTTTATAAAAGAACGCCCACTCTGTATCACATTCGGACGATTCAAAAGAGTCACAATGTCTTTAAAACTCCTCTTCTCGTTTCCGTTAATATCCGTCACATAATACCGCCCATTCTGCATCATTCTTCCGCAATGATCTAGAACCATTGCAAACGGCCAACATTCATGTAAGGCTCTTGATTTCCCTTCAACGGTCGACATGTCAAAATCTATATTCCCTCTATTGTCAGAAAACAGATTTTCCACCCATTTAGGAACATAAATAAAATTACCACCATCATCTTTACCATGATAAGTAGCATCACTATACATATCCTTATTCGACTTCTTTAAAGAAGGTATCTTAAACCATTGTTTCATTGTTCAACAATAAAGGCAACCGCCGTTATAATACAGCAATTGCCTCCACAGTGATCACGTTCTAAAAGTGGGTATGGTGTAACTTCACACCATGAAGGCTATTGCCTGCTACAAAGGAACAAATTAATTTATTCATTAACAAACAATTTAAATATTATTTTTGTTTAATCTAAATTAAAATAACAGATTATACAACATATATTTTATTAACCTTTTTCCCATGTGGATACAACCTGTTTGATATCTTCGATATTGTCTTCTTGGGAGAATGGGATAGAGAGTAGGGCGTGGATTGAACGGCTGCTGTGCTTTTCGCTGGCGGTCGTTCTTTTTTTTGTATTCTTATTTGCGAAAGAAAGAAGCAATATTTATCTTTGTGGAAGCGTGTGAAGATGCACGCCACATTGATTATGACGAAAGGACATACTACATATTTGATAAAGCCAAGAGCTTGTTGCGGATTAGTTTCCGTAGCAGGCTCTTTTTTGTTTTGTATGACCAAATAAAGAAGACATGCCTCTGTAATAAGAAGTATTGTCAATTCTTAATACAGATGATGAATTACTAAACGCATTTTTGCGTTTAGATTTTGTATCAACGACTTACGAAGATTCAACAGGCAAAAGTAATTAAAAACGTTGATAATTAATGTGATGCAAAAGTGCAGGACATGTTTATTAAATATATAATAAGAAGTAATATGCTAGTTGTAGAAAAAGTTTCGTCTGCTCTTGAAATGAGTGGAATTATGGTTTACGAACACCCACTATTTGGCAAAGTTCGTATGTATGTTGAAAATGGTAAAAGTTGGTTTTGCGGAATGGATATTGCCACTTCTCTACAGTATTCGAATCCATCAAAAGCAATTATAGATCACTGTAAACCAGCCTCCATAACGATTCGGGAAGTAGGGGTACAAACTGGATTAAAAGCAGATGGTACGCCAGCTATACAAATGAAATCAATGAAGTTTATTAGCGAAGGCAACATCTATCGCTTGATAACCAAAAGCCAGATGCCGAAAGCTGACGAGTTTGAGAGTTGGATATTTGATGAGATTGTTCCTTCGGTGGTAAATACAGGTAGTTACTCGCTTCATTCTCAGTATAACGTCCCTCAGTCTTTTGGAGAGGCTCTTATGCTAGCTGCCCAACAGCAAATGAAGATTGAGGAGCAACAGAAACAAATAGAACAGAAGACCGAGCAACTTGATGAGTCCAAAGAATGGTACAGTATCAAGCGTTGGGCAAAGGAGCATAATATGAACTGGCGTTCCATCAACTGGCGAAGAATGAAAGCGTTATCTTATGGATTGGGCTACGAGATCAAGAAGATATTTGATGCCAACTATGGACAGGTGAATATCTATCATATTAATGTGTTCAAAACTTACTTTCAATGAGAGATGTAATCTACAATTTTATCAACGAGCACATGATGATACATATTGTGCTTATAGCCTTGTGTATTGCAGCTACAATGGGGGCTATGTTAGTAGACCTTATCACGGGAGTAATGAAAGCCAAGCAACGGGGGGAGGCAAGAACATCCACGGGATATAAGAAAACAGCCGTCAAAGCGAAGAAGTATTTCACCCCGTTCATAGAATTGTGCTTCATTGACCTGTTATGCTGCGTAGTTATCCCCTTCCCTATTTTTTCAATGATTTGGACGGGTTACTGCATTTTCTGTGAGTTTAAATCAGTCCGTGAAAAATCATGGGAAAAAGCGGAGTTGCGCAAGGCTGAGAAGACAATGAGTGTGATTATCGAGAACAAGGATGATATTGCCAAGATCATGGCTCAGATACTATTTGACAACGAAAATAAAAAGGAGGATAAAAAATGAAGTATTTTACAATTGCGGAACTCTGCAAGTCAACGACTGCTGACCGCTTGGGTATCAACAACAGATGCAGACAGGAGCATGTGACTGCTCTAACTGCCTTGGTGGATAACGTACTGGACCCGTTACGCACATGGTGGGGAAAGCCTATAACAATAAACAGTGGCTATCGCTGTCCGGAACTTAATGCAGCTGTCAAGGGAAGCAAGACCTCGCAGCACATGAAAGGGGAAGCTGCTGATATTGATACTGGAGACCGTCAGCAAAACAAGTTGTTGTTTGAATATATCCGCAAGAACCTGCCCTATGATCAATTGATTAACGAAAGCAATTTTGCATGGGTGCACGTCAGTTATCGAGCTGACGGTGCCAATAGAAAACAAGTGTTAAGTTTATGAAACAAAGGATCTATATATGGATTGCGATAACGATAGCATTGCTATTGGTACTTATTTAAATACAATAATATGAAATGGCTTCCTTATATATTAATAATTGTACTCGCTTTCGGTTTAGGATGGTTTGTAAAGCCATCCCCCGAAGCAGTTATAGAGGCAAGAACGGATACGGTGTTCAGTACAAGTATCATTGTAAAGAGAGATACTGTAAAATATTATCTTCCTTCTCCAATACTGTGTTGGCATGATGGTGATACAATCCATGTAGGAGACACTGTTCTTCCTGTTGAGCAGAAGATATACAGAGATAGTGATTACATCGCTTATGTGAGTGGTTACAGACCTAACCTAGATAGTATCTATGTTTGCTCTAAAACACAGACAGTAACAAACGATATCCATCACACGGTGAAGATAAAACCCAGAAGATGGGGACTGGGAATAACAGCCGGTTATGGATTTGGTAAGGATGGCTTTTCTCCTGCGGTTATCGCAGGAATAAGTTATAGAATATGGTAATCAACAGAAAGGAGGTAAAAAGATGAGATAGCAACATCAAGTATTATTCGCCACAGGTAGAAGTGTGGCATATAATAGAAAAACTCATTTGATAAAAGTAATTCTTTCAGGGGGCAGAATTAAAATAACCCCCGACACTTGAAGTTTAACGCCAATCAAACTTTAAAGCATACAAAAGCATACATAGGTAAGTGTCAGGGGTAGTAATATCCTTACTTATTTCCTACGTATGCTTTTGTCATGATTGTATTTGATTGGCAAGGCAAAAATACAACAAAAATTTAAACCACAATGTGTAAGTCTGAAATTTTTGCCAAAATAATAGCTCTTGTTTCTAAAGGAACAGAAATACCTACCGAATTAATAGTAAGTGACAACCGTGTCACAGAGATTGTTAACGCTAGATATATCCTTGTATATATTCTATACGAAAAAGGATTTTATCCATCTCAGATTTCTTCTCTCATTCATAAAACTAAGCGTTCAGTGAACTATATGATATCAAATTTTCATATACGTCTAAAAAGTGAAAAAATGATGAGAATATATTGGGATAATATAAAGAATTTGTTGGGAAACAACTGATTCCTCATGAGATATGATATATATACTTTTGTGAACGGTCGATTTTGACCGGGATACAAAATACAAATACTTATGGAACGAACTTATGTTTTTAACCAAGACGGTGGAACCGGAGCAAACAATGGTCTGCTTGCGTCCATTCTTCCGTCCTTGCAGAGCCGTGGAATTGACACAGGCTATCTGATGGGGCTGATGGGAGGAAATGGAAACGGCGGCTTTTTCGGAAACAATGGAGGTTTTCAGGACATCATTGCATTGATTGTGATTGCAGCCATCTTCGGTAACGGAAACTTTGGATTCGGTGGCAACAACAATAAGGGTGCCGATGAAGGAAGAGAAATGATCATGCAGACACTTAACCGGAACGGTGTGGACATTGCATCATTAGCCCAAGCTGTTAACACCTCTTCAGACCAAATCCTTGCCGGTATTAACTCTGTATCACAGGCAATCTGCGGTCTCGGTAACCAAATGGGTCAGAACACCAACAGTATCCTGACTGCGATTATGCAAGGTAACAACGCTCTGACATCTCAGATCTGTAGCTGTTGCTGCGATATGAAACAGCTTGTAACCACACAAGGATACGAGAGTCAGCTTGCAATGTGCAACCAAACTAACGCATTAATCAACACTGCTAACCAAAACACATTGTCATTGCGTGACGGTGCTACTGCCAACACGAATGCTATCCTTGCCAAACTTGATGCAATTCAAAATCAGGCATTGCAGGACAAGATCGCATCTCTTACTGCGGAAAAGGCTACTTTAACAGCCGAAATATCCCAGCGTAATCAGAACGCCACTATCCTGAGTGCAGTAGGACAACAGATTGCTCCTTTGGCAGCCGGATTGCAGGCATTACAAAGCGATGTTGATGGAATCAAATGCAAGCTCCCCAATACTGTGAGTGTTCAATACCCCAATTTAACCGCTATTAATACAGATTGTTTCCGTGCAGCCGCCTACGGTGCATATATGGGTGACGCTGTATACGGACGTAGTGGATGTGGTTGCAACAACTACTGGGGTTAATCCGGTAAGAAAGGAGGTAGATATGTGGCCTAACTTTTTTACAGGATTCCCATTCCCATCAATCGGAAGAGCAAACTTCAATACTCTTCCTACGGTGGCTGTGACAGTCGGTACGGAGAATGTTACTCTTGAACTCCCTAACCATGCGTTCCGTAACAGGGATTATGTTGGGGGATTCTATATCAGTCTCCGACAAGCTATACCTGCCGGTACGACTGCTACACTTCCGATATTGATAGGAACTAATGGGGACACAAGACCGTTGATGGCTTATAACAATGAGCCTGTGACTGTTGCAAACTTGGCTGGAACCGGCATCTATGAGATTCATTATAACAAGTACACCAACGAATTGTATCTTGTTAATGGAGGGTACAGACCGACAACGGCTCCGGCTCCTACAGTAGAAACCGCTTCTTTACGGAGCAAGTAATAATTAACATGGAGTTTTGTGGTGGTTCCCAAAATGGGAATAACCACACTCCTTAAAATTAAACAATCATGTTTCAATCACTTCGTACCAATAACCAATTGTATATACTTCATAAGGATGCTAACCCGTTTATCGAATACGGTCCGGTGGTCAGCGTTTCCGCTCCCAAGCCGAAATATCCTATGGCATCCCCTATGGGACAGTTGCCCCAAATGGAAATGGTTGTGGATGTTGTTGTCTGCATCAACGGGCAGAACACGACATTCCAAAATCTTCCTGCCGGCATGGATATAGCCGACTTCGGACAGAACGGGAATATCGTAGTGTCATGCTCGCGTGATGCTATGAATAACGAGGTCGCTTCTATGAAACAGAAAAGCATAGACATCATCAACAGCATGGACTTCCACAATTCCGTCATTGCAGGGTGTGACAAGATGCTTACGCTCTTGAACCCTGAATTTGCCGAGAAACAACGTCAGGAGCAGGAAATATCCTCTCTGAAAGGGCAAATGTCGGAAATGAGCAAGAACATGTCTGACCTTATGGAATTGAACAAACGGCTTATGGAACAGCTCGGAGTGGTTGAAACATCCAAAACAAAGAAATGATTATGGGAATGTGGGAAATATTAGAAGAAGGGCGTGACGATTACGGACGCGGCTTCGGAATGAGAGGTGACGAGGTGGAAGAAGCCTACAAGGAAGGCTGCCGCCACGGTTACGAAAAGGCCATGAGAGAGATTCATGGAGACATGGGCTTCCGTGATGGCGGAAGAAATTATTCAGGATCAGGTATGGGAGAACGCAGATATCCCGGCTATTTCCCTGAATATCCCCGCATGGATGACATGGGAGAACGCAGACGCAGACGCGCCAACGGTGAGTTTTATTAATGGTGGAGGGGTGGAATGCCCCTCTTTTTAAACAAAGGTTATGGAACAGAGATTGGATACATACAGCAGATTCCCATCTGGCATGAGGGAATATCTGGAAGCATACGGCTTTCATTTCAGCAAGAAACTTTATGAATGGGCCGTCTCAAAAATGAAAGTGAAAGACGAAACCACGGGTAAAGAAAAAAAGTTGGAGCCGTGGAGCAAAGACGAAGTGGACGATATGCTGAAAGCGAACGGAATTACCATCGAGCACGACAAGGGTTATGACGTTGCTTATGTCGCAAACATGCTGAAAGCGGATTTCTATAAAAAATCATTGGTTGACGAGGCACATTTGTGCAAGCATATAAAGTGCTACCTTGATGATATTGATGGCGATCCTTGCAGGGCGTTTGACGAGTTCTTTGCCACCTGTATAGGTAAAGGGATTCCTGTAATCTGGTCGGATGTGATATGATTGTTCAGGAGTTCTACATACCAAAATATGGGGACTGGCACGTCAAAGTGTATTATGCGGTACACACCTATTGGGCGGATCGGATCATTATGGACCTGTACCGTATAGGATGCAGGGGGGATTCCCTCAAGCGTGCGTATCGCAATCTGACTGAAGGCAGAATGAATACCGGTCTAACCTATTCGGACTACAGGAGAAGAGAGACAGTAATGGTTATCTCACTAACCTCTACCCCCGAAGAGTTTCAAAATTCGTGGGACCACGAAAAAGGTCATTTGTGCCGGCATATCTCCAAGGCTTTCGGGATTGATCCTTATGGAGAGGAAGCGCAATATCTCAGTGGATATGTCGGTCAAAAGATGTTCCCTGTAGCCAAAAAGTTCTTATGTGAACATTGCAGAAAGGGAATGGAAAAATAATAATCGAACAGAAGCGTTCTTTGACTTGTTGGAATTACCGTTTTTACAAAATAGTCGTGAAATTATATACATAAATCCAATAAAATTATATATCTTAATTATATGATATTATTGGAATAACAAATACTTTATTCTATCTTTGAGCCGAATTTTAAATTATAGATGGAAATGGAACAAGAAAACAACAATGCGATTCTTTCTTTTGAAGACTTTAAAAACCAAAACGGCATCGTTTATTGGTGGGCCTCAGAAGTAATGGTTATGCTTGGATATAATGATATGAAAGCATTTTGTAAAGTTCTTGACCGCGCGACAAAGGCTTTTGTTTCGCTCAACATTCCTCATTATGAAAATATAATAGCTGTGAAACGCAATAATAATGGTGTTGAGTTCCAAGACTTCAAACTTACACGTTTTGCGTGTTATCTTGCTGCTATGAATGGCGATCCAAAGAAGCCAGAAGTAGCATTGGCGCAAGCTTATTTCGCACAGCAAACACGAAAATTTGAATTATACATTGAAAACAATCAGGAAATAGACCGCGTGCTAATACGTGAAGAACTTGCAGATGGAAACAAATCTCTCGCTTCAACAGCAAAAGCCGCAAATGTTACTGATTATGCAAAGTTTCAAAATGCAGGTTATCTGGGTATGTATAATATGGAATCGTGGAAGCTTGAAAAGAAACGTGGCGTTAAAAAAGGAAAGCTATTTGACAGAATGAGCCGTACCGAACTTGCTGCCAATCTATTCCGTGTTACCCAAACCGAAGAGCTTATAAAGAGTAAACAAATATCTGGACAAGCTAATTTAGAACAAACACACTATACTGTTGGAAGACAAGTCCGAAATATAGTAGAACAAAATACTGGGCGCAAACCTGAACAGTTGCCACAAGAAAAAGAATTGCCTATAATTAAAAAAGCTCTTAAAATGACAGCAAAGGAAATGAAAAAGATTGATAAATAATTTTTTCGAATTGTAGTTTTGTTCTGCAATCTAAAGGTGCAAAAAAAGATACCCCCCATACATCTACACTAGTGAGCTACGGTCAACGTAGCCTTTCAATGTATCAAGGGCTATCTTCATGGCGCAAAGATAAAATTAAATATTCAAAAACGCAAAATAAAGTAACTATTTAGCATTAAGCGGTAATCCCCAACGGGTTTTACCGCTTTTTTTATGTTAACAGAATATGGAAGAAGATAAGTTGAACATATTGCTTGAACATGCTGATGATGTGCCTCACTGGTATTTTTGTCGTTTACTTGCTGTGATGCGATGGAACGTATAGAGAGGTGGATATACAGGCTGATACCTCTTGTCGTGTTGGCAAGGGTGATATCGTTGTGCCTATGAACTAAAAGCGATAACTCATAAGCACAACGGATGGATTTATATAATACTGTTTAATTTTTCCGCATGTTTTTCTACTGAACTATTTAGAATTTTTGCATAAACTTGTGTGACTGAAACCTTTGTGTGCCCTAGCATCTTAGACAACGTTTCGATAGGTACGTCATTTGCTAAAACAACAGTGGTAGCGAATGTATGCCGGGCTATGTGACTGGTTAAGGGCTTTTTTAAACCGATAAGTTCAGCTATGATTTTAAGGCTTCTGTTAAATGACTGTACAGTAGGGACTGTAAATTTATAATCGTATTTTTTTAATATTTCCATTGCTGGAGTAAGTATAGGTGTGTAAAATTTGGTTCCGGTCTTGATACGTTCTCCGTCTATATATGCAACTCCGTTATGTTCTACAGTACATCTGTCATAATCAAACATGTATAAGTCAACCCATGATAAGCCGGTATAGCATTGAAATATAAACTGGTCACGTACTTTTTGTAATTGTCGATCATTCAACTCTATATTGCGGATAGATTGCAGTTCGTCCATTGTGAGAGGCTGTCTTGTTTTATATCTACCATGTTTATCTTTGAATACCCTGTAAGGTGTGTCCTCGATAAGTCCAAGCCGAAGCGCTTCATTAATATAAGGTTTTATTCTCTTATGGTATCCATGTATTGTTGTCTGTCCTCTTGTTGGATCTTCTCTTCTTATAAACCTGTCAAATAAAGCTATATTTTCAGGAGTGATATCGTCAAATGTTTTAATTACTCCGGAGCGTTTTAGAGCTTCCAGTGCTATAAGGTGCGCTCGTTTGGTTGACCATTTAAGATCCCTTCTTTGTAACTCGTCATAAGCGAAATCTAAAAATGACGATTTAGACTTTACGTGTTTTTCGTTATAAAAAATATTAAAGTTTTTTAGATTGATGTCTTTTCCTTCTTTTCTGATATTTTTGATAATATCATCAAACTTTTTTACATATTGGGTTATTGCTTTATTTAATTGTTTGAATTTAGCGTGACGTACCACAAATTCTCCATCCCATTGGTTTGAATACAGTTCAATGTCTGTTGAGATCCATTTCCTTTCTGTACGTGAGAATTTAATTTCAATTTCAACCTTAGCTGATTTCTCCGGTGTTGCTTTCTTTTTTCTGTCGAATACCGGCTTGATTTTCCATGTTTCCATACTGTTTCTTTTTAGTTTATAATTTGTTAATTATGGTAAATGTGATACCAAGTGTGATACCAGCTGTGATACCAGGAACAAATTAGTATCACAAATAGTTCAACAGTGTAATGATAAGTAATGCACAGTAACGGAAGTAATCATCAGTAAGATTACTTAAACACGTTGAAGATCAGTCGATTAGGTTTGTAATATATTGATTTATAGCCTATTGGCGTAAAATAAAAAAAGGGAGCATTTTGACCCCCCTTGAGCCGAAACCGGGACTCGAACCCGGGACCTATTCATTACGAATGAATTGCTCTACCAACTGAGCCATTTCGGCAACTGTTTTTTCTGCAATATCGGGTGCTTTTCTGAAAAAGCGTTGCAAATATATATCTTTCTTTCGAAATAAAGAAACTAAAAGCGGATAATTTTTCAGTTATCCGATTTTGTTATGTCAATTGATGCCGGATTTATTAGTAGGCTTCTTCATGTATCCCTTTCATGGCCCATCCGCTTGGTTCGTTTATGTTCTTGAAAGCGGTATCCCACGTAAGAGCTTCAACGGTAGAATTGTTTTCTTTTATGTAAAGATTATAACATCAAGGCGTAAAAACTATTTTACACTAATTGCTCTCCTCATCAAATACCCGTGATATACTGAAATTTACCCACTCCATACCCAAACAATTCAATATCCGTCAAAGTTTGATGATCTTTACCTTACCCGGAATGATGGTCAGATGCACCGTTCCATCCTTTTCTATCTCCACCTTCTGATATCTGGCCTCCACCACCACTTTTCCATCCAGTGCCATCACCCCCCA